AACGGTGTCGGCCGTACGAACAGACTGCGAGTCGATCAGGCCCGCGCTCGGCTCGGCGTTGCGCCCTTCGGCTTCGCGGATCTGGCCTCGCAGCGCGTCGTGGATGCGCTGGACCGTGCCGTCGTCATGCCACCACGTGAAGTACCAGTAGACCGTCGGCCACGGCGCGAAGTCCTTCGGCAGTTGCCGCCAAGCGCAGCCGGTCCGCACGACATAGAAGATCGCGTCCACGATCCGCCGCCGCGGATGCTTCTCCCGCCGCCCGCCTTTGGGTCCAACCCGCGCGGGCGGCAGCAACGGTTCCACCAACGCCCACTGCTCGTCCGTCAAGTCCGACGGATACCCACCCCCAGCACCGCTCACGGCATGCTCAACGACCACAACAGCAACGAGCCACGGCAGATCTCAAACACGGTCTCAGGACTCCCCCTCACCTTGTGGTGACCACCCGAGTAACAGCAGCGACGCCTCGCAGGGCGGAATAGGGGATTGATACTGGTGGGGTCGGGCAGCCGGAGCCCAGCTCGGGACGCCCGTGGTCGGGGCGCTGGGAGACATGCGCGAGGCGATACCGAACAAGTCCTCTTTCACCCGGGCCCGGCAGCGGCTCGGCGAGCGCGTGTTGGAGACGGTTCTTCCGCAAGTTGGCAGGACCGCTCTTGGTCAAGTGTCTGGCCCAAAGGCTTCATGTAGGGCAACTCCTTTCACCCCACTGTATTCTTCCCAATCCAGGCGTGCCTCCATGACCTCAGGGCTGGGTGTGGGCAAGGGGTGCTCCCTCGAAAATGCGCCCAGGCACCTCAAAGCGTCGTCGCAGAGGCCAAGCATGCGTGCGAAGGTCGCTCGGGACGACTCCTTCGGCGGAAGAGTGTAGAGCATCCCCAGATCCAGCTGAATGCGCCGTTGTAGCTGTTCATCTGTTACGCGCAGCATCACAATGTTGATCTTGTCATGGCGATCGAGTAAGCTTATGAAGCGATCTAGCTTCTGCTTCTTGCGGAGGCCCTTCGTTCGCCACATGGCGCCAAGCACCCAGGTGTCGGTGGGTTCACCTGGTGTTGTGTGCCATTCGTCGCCGCTCATTTGCGCTAGCCGGATTACTTTCTGAATCTCCATGAACTCGACCATCACGGCGCCCACAGCTTCCATTGCGGCATCGTGGATCTTCTGCTTCCGGGAGATCTTCGCAGTCCGACGCTGCTGATAGACCGTTCCAACGAAGGTCGCTGCCCCGCCAACGACGGCTCCACCCAGGGCAAAAAAGCCCGCTGTCACATCGCTCACAGACGAACCTTGTCACCGCATGGCCCATGTGCGTGGCCGATGAACCGCGTGATCCGAAAGCAAGGACCAGATGGCCCATGCACTCGGCAACAGCTTCAGCCCTGCCTCCCTCGTCTCCACCCGCTTCCGCGCCTCCCGGGCGATGCCCTCATCTGGGTTGAATGATCACGCAGAGTGCAGGTGCAGGTGCCGGTTCGCACTCGCATCCTCAACGTCTGAATACCGCAGCCTTGGGACAAGTGCTCTCCACCAGTCATCCGCATCGGCAATGACAGAAGGACAGAACCCACCGCGTGGGGTACGCCGAGCTGATCGGTCCCATCCCGGACAGCCTGGAACTCGACCACCTGTGCCGACGGACAGTCTGCTGGAACCCGTGGCACCTCGACCCGGTCTCCCACGCCGTCAACGTCCTGCGCGGCCTCTCGCCAGCTGCCCACTCCGCCAGAGCCACACATTGTCCGCGTGGTCATGAGTTCACGCCGAAGAACACGCGTGTCGACCCTGACGGAAGCCGTCGGTGCCGGACGTGCAAGCCGGAGCTTGCCGGATGGCAGGGCGGCGTAGCGGCCCGGGAACGTACGCATTGCCCGCAGGACCACCCGTACGACGAGGCGAACACCAAGGATGGCCGACGCTACTGTCGCGCCTGCAAGCGCGAGGCCAAGCGCCGCAGACGTGAGTCTGCTGCTGCCGCGCGGGCATGATTGAGGTGTGAACACCCCATTGGGGCGCGATGGGCGCAGCCTCGTCACCACGCCGCAGGCCGCCTACTCCCTCGGCATGAACGCGAAGCGGTTCCGGGACTGGGCGCGCCGCCGTGCCATAACCCCGGCCGGCTCCAAGCCCAACCCCGTGCGTGGCCAGGCCCTCGCGCTGTGGGACCTCGCCGACATCGCCGACGCCGTACGCCTCAGGGAGGCCAAGCAGCCAGCCTGTCAAGGCGCCTGACCAGCATCTGCTTGACATTGATCAGTGTGCCGCTCATTCTGTGAGACGGTGGCACCGCTGTCGGGAAGGTCTCAACCACCCCTGCCGCCACCAGAACACAGCATCCCGAGCCCGGCCACAGCGCCGGGCTTCCGCATGTCCGGGGGTGTGATTGCCATGCCCCAGACGTTCGGCCCCTACCTGGCGCGATGTGACGCCGTCCATGACGGCGACACCGTGTACCTGTCCATCGACGTCGGCTTCGACCACCTCATCAGCAGCCACGACTGGGACGGCCGGCCCCGCCTCGCCTGCCGCGTCTACGGCATCAACGCACCCGAACTCTCCACGGATGCTGGCAAGGCGGCACTCGCCTACGCCCAGTCCCTGCTGAAGCCAGGCGACCTGTGCAGCGTCACCAGCCACGGATGGGACAAGTACGGCGGGCGCTTCGACGGCACCATCACCCTGTCCGACGGCAGCGACTTCGCCACCCGCATGCCCGACTCCGGCCACGCCACCCCGCTGAGCTGACATGGGACAGCTGATCACTCTGACCGTGAGCCCCGAACTGGCCGAAGAGTTCGAGGGGTACACGTACTTGCTTGCTCCGGCGCGCATCGTCTGCAAGGACACCGATACCAACCCCTTCTGGTTCTGGTGGACCTACACCCTGGACTGGCCCGACGCCCTACCAGGCGCAGCCTCCGTCACGCCCATCTGGTGCGCCTCGTACCAGGGCGACCACGCCACCGTGGGGCTGCACCACCTGGAGTGGTACGACGCCCACGGCCGTCCCCTGCCAGGCCCCGACCTCGCACCAGCCCATGGCCCAGCTCACTGAGCAGGAGATCGAGCGCCGTACCAGGCAGGCCCGCAGTGGTCGGCCCTGGCGCAGGGTCCAGGAGCAGGTCTACGCAGAGGAGACCCACTGCTGGTGGTGCCACAAGTGGGTAGACCAGTCGCTGCCGGGCACGACGCATCCGATGGGTCGCACGGTCGACCATGTGAATCCGCTCTGGCTCGGAGGGGATCCTCTCGACCGAGCGAACCTCAGGCTTGCCCACCGACGGTGCAACACCATCCGGAACAACCAGCTGCGCGCCGCGCAGCGGCCGCGCCCCAGCTTCACCGTCGACACATCAACCCTCTGACCTGCGGATATGCATCTGACCTGGGGCTTTGTGGGGCAAGTTCAAGATCAAATCCAAGCGAGATCATTATCCTAAGTCCCGCGATCAAGCCCCTGACCTGCACAAATGTCGGAATGTCCGATTCGGGCGTTTTTTGATCATGGGGAGGACGACCCCGCCCCCACCTGACCCTCCCTCTCCCCCCGCGTTTTTTGGGCAGGTCAAATGATCTTGGAGGGGGAGGGGGAACCGTGTGGGAGGAGCCTGCCGGTCTCGGTGAACGGGGCCGCCGGATGTGGCGGGAATCCCTGGCGATCTGGTCTCTGACTCCGGCGCATCTGGTGCTGCTGGAGGAGGCTTGTCGGATCGCGGACCGGCTCGAAGTGCTCGATTCCATGGTGCGCGCATGGTCCAGCAGTGTCAACCCTGATATCGCGCAATTCGCTGATATTTCAGGGCTGTTGGGGGAATCCCGGCAGCAATCGGCCGCTCTCAAGGCGCTTTTGGCGGAGATCCGGCAGGGCCAGTACGGCGCTTCCCCGGCAGCTGTGGATCCGGCAGGAGGTGCAGGTGTCTCCGACCTCACCGCCCGGATCGCTCGCAAGCAGGCCGAGGGTTGAACTCGCCCCGCCGGCCGCGTACACGCTGGGCCCGGAGGCGTGCGAACTGGCGCGCCGTGCCGGCCTGGTCGCGGATCCGTGGCAGGCGGACAGCCTCGACCTGATGATGTCCGTCCGGCCGGACGGCAAGTGGGCATGCTTCGAATTCGCTGAGTGGGTGCCGCGCCAGAACGGCAAGGGCGCCATCCTGGAGATCAGAGCACTCGCCGGGTTCCTGCTGCTTGGTGAGGCATTGATCATGTGGTCTGCCCACGAATACAAGACCGCGATCCGTGCCTTCCGGCGGATGAAGACGCTGCTGAAGCGGCTCGGCAAGCAGGTCGGCGCCAACGAAAACCTCCTCGAAGTCGATGGCATCCGCATCAAGATCTCGAACACCAATGGCGAGGAAGGCTTCGAGCGCCTCGACACCAACGCGGAGCTGAAGTTCATTGCCCGCAGCAAGTCGTCCGGCCGCGGCTTCACCGGCAACACGAACATCATCGACGAGGCCTTCGCCTACACCTGGGACCAGAACGAAGCCCTCATGCCGACCATGCGGGCCGTCCAGAACCCGCAGATCATCTACACGTCGACGCCACCGCTCACCGGCGACACCGGCGACGTCATGTACCACCTGCGCGAGCGAGCCGAAGCAGGAGGGGACGCCTCGCTCGGGTACCGCGACTGGGGCCTCGGCGGCGACTTGGAACACCTCGCGGACGTCAACCTCGACGACCCGAAGCTGTGGGCGGCCACCAACCCGGCGTGGGGGTACCGCGTCACCGAAGAGGCCACGGCACGCGACCGGCGAGGCATGAGCGACCAGGGCTTCGCCCGCGAGATCCTCGGCATCTGGCCCAAGCGCGCCGAGGGCAGCACGGTCATCGACCCCGCCAAGTGGGCGCGGATGCTCGACGAGCACTCGCAACGCGACCGGGACGTCGGCCTGGCCCTCGGGGTGGACATCAGCCCGCTGCGCGACTCGGCGGCGATCTGCGTCTACGGGCTCCGCGCGGACGGCCTGGGACACGCCCAGCTGGCCGACTACAGGCCCGGCACCAAGTGGCTCATCCCACGCCTGGTCGAGCTGCGCGGGGCGCTGGAGCCGATCGCGATCGCCATGGGCCGCGGCACCTTCGCGTTCCTGAAGACCGCCCTCGACAAGGAGGGCTTCCAGCTACCGGAGGACCCGGAGGAGCCGGAGCCCGGCGACCTGGCCGTGACGGGTGCGATCGACATGGCGGCCGCCACCGGGCAGGCCCTTGACGGAGTGCGGGAGCAGGCCTTCCGCGTCATCCCGAACAGGCACCTCGACGTCGCGGTGGCCGGGGCGAAGACGAAGGCGAGCGGCGACACGATCGCGTGGACGCCCACGAAGTCGGATGTCGACATCACCCCGCTCGTCGCCATGAGCCTCGCCCGCTGGTCCTACGACAGCCGCTCGCACCTGCTGGCGGACGCCGAATACGACGTCCTCGAATCGATCTTCTAGGGAGGCGGCGCGCGTGGAGATTCCCGAGCACCTCGAAGTGAAGGTGCTGGCGCACGTCGTGCCCGTCTCGGCGCAGGACCTGCTCGACGCCGGACTGCCCCTGCCGCCCGTCATGGAGCCACCGCCCACGCCGCGCCCACTGCCGCGGCGCCAGCGGTGGCGCATGGCGCGCGCCGACTTCACCTGGGCGATGCGCCGGCGCGTCGGATTCTGGATCGCTGGCTGCGAGCCGGATGACGGGGGCTGGTAAGCGATGGCGTGGTGGCGGCGCACCCGGCTTGGTCCGGTCCGCAGGCGGCGACGGCAGGACGATGGTGGCCCTGTCCTGGTCGGCGACACGTGGATGGACGGCCGCGGGCACACGCGCGCCACCTGGCTTCAGATGGCGGGCGCCACCTGGCGCAGGCGGCTCGGCGCGATCGGGCGTGGCGCGCGCCGCGCGGGCGGCTGGCTCGCCGGTGTCGAGACCCGTGGCGAAGAGCGGCGCGCCATCACCTCCGTACCGTGGGATCGCGGCGGCCCGGCCAGCTCGTCATCGATGAGCGCCGAGCGTGCGCTGCGCCTGGCCCCGGTGTATGCGGCGGGCCGGATCCTGTGCTCGAACTTGTCGGCTGCGCCGATCCGCCAGTACCGGCAGGCCGGCGATGCGATGCAGCAGCTCCCGCTGTCGTCGCTGTTCGTGCAGCCGTCGGTGCAGGGCACCACGCACGACTGGATCTGGCGGTGCGTGGCCTCGATGGCGTACCGCGGAAACGCGGTCGGCTACATCACGTCGACGGACTACTACGAGTACCCGACCGGCGTCGAGTGGCTGAACCCGGACTGGGTGCACGTCACGGACAACCTGCCGTCCGGGCCTGGCTCGTTCACCGACCCGATCTGGCGCGTCCTCGGTGAGGTTGTGCCAGCCGAGAACCTCGTGCACATCCCCTGGTTCACGCTGCCGGGCCGGGTGTGGGGCCTCAGCCCGATCGGAGCGTTCGCATCCACCGTGCGCACGGGACTGGCGGCGCAGGACTACACCGAGCAGTGGTTCGAGTCTGGCGGTGTGCCGCCCGGGACCTTCAAGAACGTCAACCAGAAGGTCGACCAGACGGACGCGGCCATCATCAAGGCCCGCCTGGTCGAGGCGATCCGTTCCCGGCAGCCGGTGGTGTACGGCAAGGACTGGGACTACAACGCGATCACGATCCCGGCGCATGAGGCGAAGTTCGTCGAGACCATGCGGCTCACGGCCACACAGATCGCGGCGATCTTCGGTGTGCCGCCCGAGATGATCGGCGGCGAGACCGGCGGCTCGATGTCCTACAGCTCGCCGGAGCAGCGCGAGATCGAGCTGGTTCAGCTGTCGCTGCTGCCGTGGATGACGAAGCTGGAGTCCCACTTCAGCTCGCTGCTGCCGCGTGGCCAGATCATCCGATTCGACGCCGACAGCCTCATCCGCGTGGACCCCCTGACCAGGTGGGGCATCTGGGAGCGGGCCCGCCTCATCGGCGCGATGAACATCGACGAGATCCGCGGCAAGGAGAACCTGGCGCCGCTCCCGGATGGTGCCGGCCAGGACTACACCGCCCTGCCCCTGCTCACACAGACCCAGGTCACGCTGCCGACGATCCGCGATGGCCAACCCGACCGGCTGCGCCTGGTGCCCCCGAAGAGCGCCGGACATGGCTGACCACGACACAACCACCCTGCTGGAGGGCACTGTGGAGATCGAACGCCGGTACACCTCCGGCGACACCGGTAAGGCCGAACTGCGGGCCGACGGCGGCGAGAAGCGCATCGGCGGGTACGCCGCCAGCTTCAACCGCCAGTCGAAGAACCTCGGCGGGTTCATCGAGGTGGTCGACCCGATCGCCTTCAACCAGAGCCGCGGCGACGGCTGGCCCGACGTCATCGCCCGCTACAACCACGACGACAACCAGCTGCTCGGCACGACCGCGGCCGGCACGCTGCGCATGTCCATCGACCAGTACGGGCTGGCGTACGACGTGCTTCCGCCCAGGTCGATGGGCTACGTCGTTGAGCTGGTCGAGCGCGGTGACGTCCGCAAGTCGTCCTTCGCGTTCCGCACGATCAGCGACGACTGGTCAACCACCGACCAGGGCTACCCGCTGCGGCGCCTCACCGGCGTGCAGCTCGTCGACGTCGCCCCCGTGAACACCCCCGCCTACAACGACACCTCCGCTGGCCTGCGCTCGCTGGCCGCGAAGTTCGATGCGCCGCTGGAGGAGGTCCGCTCGATGGCCGAGGCCGACGAGCTGCGTCGCTTCTTCGTCCGCACCGACGGCGGAAGCAAGCCGCAGCCCGTGAAGAAGGGCATGTTCGGCCCGGCCGCCGCAGCGCAGCTGCTGGCGCGCAAGGAAGACCCGTACGCCTGACCCCACCCGGGGCTGCGTACGCACTGCATCACCAAGACCCCCTGAGGGGGGCGGCACGACCGTCCTGGACCGCGTAACCGCACCGCCACGGCGCCGACTTGGGCTCAACCCGGTCGGCGGCCGCGCTGGGTGCGGCCAAGCACACAACGGACCGCGTGTGACACGGAGAGGGATCAGCGGACCGCCGGTTGCGCACAGGCGCCGGCCACCGGCACCCCACGGGGTGCGGGACCGCGAGGGCTCCCGGTCGAGATCGATTCGATCGGACGGGAGTCCACCCATGTCGGACATGATCCAGCGGCTGCGCGAGCGCCGCTCCAACGTCTGGGAGCAGGCCAAGGGCCTCGCCGACAAGGCCGCTGAGGAGAACCGCGCGTTCTCCGCGGAAGAGCAGGGCACGTGGGATGCCCTCAACGAAGAGCTGGACAAGCTCGACCAGCGCATCAAGAGCGCGATCGACACCGCCCAGCGTTCCAAGGACGCGGACGCCGCGTTCGACCGTCTCACCGGCGGAGGCAAGGGCGGCTCCGGCGGGGGCCAGGGCAGCGGGCAGCGCGGCCAGGGCGGCGGCCAGGCCGGGCAGGCGCCGCAGGACCAGTCGGAGCTGCGTGCCTGGATGCGCGGCGAGTCCGGCGGCCGCTTCTACGACGTCCGTCCCGGCGGGCCGATCGACTTCCGTAGCCTCACCAAGGGCTCGGCGACGGCGGGCGGCAACACCGTCCCCACGTCGTTCTACGACCGGCTCATCGCGCACCTGATCCAGACCAGCGCGATCCTCCAGTCCGGCGCCACCGTCCTCAACACCGACTCCGGCGAGACGATCCAGGTCCCGAAGACCACCGCCCACTCCACCGGGGCGATCGTCACCGAGGGCGGCACCATCGGCACCTCGGACCCCGCGTTCGGTCAGATCCCGCTCGGCGCCTACAAGTACGGCGCGCTCATCCAGGTGAGCCGGGAGCTGCTCGACGACACCGGCGTGGACCTGGAGGGCTACCTCGCCATGCAGGCCGGCCGGGCGCTCGGCAACGCGTTCGGCGCGCACGCCATCACCGGTACCGGCACCGGCCAGCCCCGCGGCGTCGTCACTGACGCCACCACGGGTGTCACCGGCGGCACCGGCGTGACTGGCGCGTTCACCGCCGACAACGTCATCGACCTGTTCTTCAGCGTGATCGCCCCCTACCGGCGGTCCCCGGCGGCCGCGTGGATGATGGCGGACTCCTCCATCGCCGCGCTCCGCAAGCTCAAGGACTCGACGGGCCAGTACCTGTGGCAGCCGGGCCTCCAGGCGGGCGCCCCCGACATGATCCTCGGCAAGCCCGTGATCATGGACCCGAACGTGGCGGCCGTCGGCCTGTCCAACAAGTCACTGATCTTCGGCGACATGAGCCAGTACTTCGTCCGCCTGGCGGGCGGCGGCATCCGCTTCGAGCGGTCCGACGAGTTCGCCTTCAACAGCGACATGGTGACCTTCCGGGCGCTGATGCGCGCGGACGGCGCCCTCGTCGACCTCACCGGCGCGGTGAAGGTGTTCGCCGGCGGCGCGAGCTGACGGTGGCGGGCAGGGGCCGCGCCGTCTCGTACGGCGCGACCCCTCATCCGAAGGAGAACTGATGCCTCAGCCGAAGCAGCTGAACACGGCAACCAGCCAGTGGGTGCACGGCGCTGCCGTCACGGACCCGTCCGGTGGCGCGACGGTCGACACGCAGGCTCGGGCCGCGACCGTCTCGATCCTCGCCGCCCTGCGGGCCGCCGGGGTCCTCGCAGGCGCGACCGGCCTGAACCTGGGCCACACCTACAATGCCGCGACCGCCTCCGTCGCACTGCAACCGGCCATCGCCGACCCCACGGCCGGGGCCACGATCGATGATGTCGCCCGACCAACGATCATCTCGATCCTCGGCGTGCTGCGCCGGGCCGGGATCGTCGCGGGCGGCTCCGGCGGCCCCCAGTTCACGCTGAACGGGCCGACCAGCCAGCTGTGCCAGGGCCCGGCCATCGCCGACCCGTCCGGCGGCTCCACCATCGACGCCTCGTGCCGGACGGCGCTCACCTCAGCGCTCGCCGCGATGCGCGACGCCGCGCTCATCACAGGAGGGACAGGACAGTGAAGGTCCGCATCAAGGGCGACGTCTCTGGCTCACGCAACGGCGTGCCGTGGCCGAAGCGCGGTGAGGCCATGGAGCTGCCGGACGACGAGGGCGCCCAGCTGTGCGCGTCCGGGCTCGCCACGCCGCTCAAGGACACCGAGGACGACGTCGAGACGGCCGTGCCCGACGACGACTCCGAGAAGCGCACCGGCCTGACCAAGGAGAACTCCGGCGCGCTCACCCCCGACGGCGACCCGGGGAGCCAGGACGGCGGCCCCGGCGACCCGGAGCCGCAGGAGCAGAACCCGGCGCCTGCTGCGAAGAAGACCGCGGCTCCGGCGAAGAAGACGACCGCGGCCGCGAAGAAGACCGCGGCTCCGGCGAAGCCGCAGGCCGAGAGCAAGTAGCGGCGCCCGGTCGCCCGTACCGAGCAGGGGAGGGGCGGCTGTCGTGCTCATCGCGTCTCTGGCGGACGACTTCAACGACAACGCGGTGGATCCAGCTCGGTGGCCCAACAGCTTCGGCACGTACGCCGAGGTCGGCGGCTGGGCCCGCATCAGCTGCGACGCCGGGTTCAACGCCTACAGCTCCGCCGCCGCGTACACGCTCGCTGGGTCGGCCGTCTACCTTCGCGGGTACCCGCCGGCCGCTGGCGGCGCGACCACGGAGGCCTGGGCGCAGGTCCTCATCAAGAGCAGCGTCGGCGGCACGGATCTGGGTTTCGAACTGCGGGCGCTGACAGGCCAGCTGGTCATGTTCAACCGGACCGGGTTCTTCGATCCGACGGCGCTCACGATTCCGTACTCGGCCACGGACCACGCGTGGCTCCGCGTACGGGAGTCCGGCGGGACCACCTACTGGGAGACCTCGGCGGACGCCCTGACCTGGACCGTCCGGCGTTCCCTGGCCAGCCCGGCATGGGTGGGTGACGCGAGCATCGAGTTCCAGCTCATCGCGCACCGCTCCGACGGCGTGGCCGACTACGCCGAGTTCGACAACGTCAACACACCACCGCTCATGGGCGTCGCGCGCGGTGCGACCGGCACCACCGCACACACCCGCCGCGGCATCCCCGCAGCCCCGACGGCACGCGCAGGAGGTGGGTCGTGATCGATCTCGGCTCGGTGTACCAGATCGCGGTGGACGTCCTCGACAGCTCGGGTCACCTGGTGAACCCGGATACCGCCACGCTGACGATCACGCTGCCTGACGGGTCGACCGCCAGTCCGGCGGTACCCGCGCCCACCGTCACCGGCCAGCTGCGCGTCAACTACGTCGCCGCCCAGCCCGGGCGTCACGTGTGGCGGCTGGTCACCACGAACCCCATCACGGCGTACGCGGACGTGTTCGACGTCCAGGCCGCCGCGCCCGACAGCATCGTCTCCCTGGCCGAGGCCCGCGACCAGCTCAACATGGGACCGACCGAGACCGCCGACGACGACGAGCTGCGCGGCTTCATCGGGGCAGCCACCCGGGCCGTCGAGCGCGAGCTGGGCCGCACCGTCGTCCGCCGCACCTACACCGACCGCTTCACCATCTCCGGCGCGGTCGAGCAGCTGCTGCTGCGCCACGTGCCGGTGCTGTCGCTGACATCGGTGGCGTCCGCCGACGGCGCCACCACCTGGAGTACGGGCTCCCTGCGCCTGGACACGGACACCGGATACGTCACCGTCGTCTCCGGGCCGTCGTTCACCGGGACCGTCGACTTCGTCTACCAGGCAGGACTCGCCGTCATCCCCGCCGACTACCGGCTCGCCGGGAAGATCATCCTTCAGCACTTGTGGGAGACCCAGCGCGGCACCATGCGGGTCCAGCTCGGCGGCGAAGGCGAGTCCTACATGCCGAGCCGCGGCTACGCCATCCCGCGGCGTGCTCAGGAACTGCTCGACGGCCAGCTTCCGGGGGTGGCCTGAGATGGCCTGGACGTCGAAGCTGCCGGCCGCTATCGACGCCCTAGTGGCGATCCTGGCCACGGCCGAGGGCCTGAACGGCGTGACCGTCCGCGACGGCGCCTCCGTCTCCCAGGCTCGGGTCATGGAGATCGTGTCCGTCGGCTACACCGGCACCGACGGCGAGAACGACGCGGACGCGACCCTCATGACCGAGGGTATGGGCGGCAATCCCGATCGTGAGCAGCTGACCATCCGCTGCGTCGCCGCAGTCCTCAAGGCCGGCACAGACCTGGCCGCAGCCCGGAAGCGGGCCTACGAGCTGTTCACAGCGGCCGGGACCGCCATCGCCGCCAACCGCACCCTGAACGGCGCCGTGATGCGCGCCATGGTCTCCGCCCACTCACTGACCCAGGGCCAGATCGATCAGGGCGCCCAGGCGGTCATCACTTTCACCGTCTCGTGCGACGCCTTCACCGGCCGCTGATCCCACACCTGCTCCGCCCGACAGAACAGGAGGCGCGATGACCGCGCTCGTAACCCAGGTCGTGCCCAATGTCGGGCTCGACATCGGAGCCCTGCCCGTCGCCGCCACCAACGGCGACACTGCGGCCTGCGGCAGCGGCACCTTCCTCTACGTGAAGAATGCCAACGCCGCCGCCTGCACGGTCACGCTGACCACGCCCGGCCAGGTCGACGGCCGACTCGCCATCGCCGACAGCAGCTTCACGGTCGCGGCGACCACCGGCATCGGCATCATCCCGCTCATCGCCAGCCTGTACGCCGACCCGACGACCGGCCTCGCGACCATCAACTACAGCGTGACCGCCAGCGTCACCGTCGCGGTGGTGAGGGTCCCGTGACCGACACGATCGTGATGCGGCACCCGACGCTGCCGCCCACCCAGGAGATCGAGGTCCCCCGGGACTCCATGTCCCACTACACCCTCGCGGGCTGGCAGCTGGTGCCGCAGGAGGAACTCGACGAACGCGCGGCCCGGGCGGCGGCCGCCGCCGCGGAGGCCGCGGAGGCTGAGAAGCGCGCGGAACCGTCCGCCGCTCCGGGAACGGCAGCAGACGAGCCGGACACCTCCGAGCCGGCGGACACATCCACCAGGCCGGCGCGGCCCCGCGCCCGGGCGCACGAGAAGAAGGGCGAGTAACCGATGCCTGCCACCCCGATCGCCGCGACCTCGCGGTACATCCCGCCGGGTACAACGCGGTACTACTTCGTGTCGACGATCGCCAACAAGAACTCGCCGACGCGGTCCGAGCTGAACGCGGGCACCGACCTGACGGCGGAGATCGCCGCCGTGTCCGGGTTCGCCACGAACTCGGATCAGCAGGACACCCCGGACCTGGGCAGTCGCTTCGTCGGCAAGATTCCGGGCCGGATCACCGCCGACGACTCGTCGATCACGATGTACATGTCCTCGACGTCTTCGGACGTGCGGACCCTGCTGCCGCGTGACACGGCCGGTTTCATCTGCATCTTCCCTGAGGGGGACACGACGGGCCTGAAGTACGACGTCTTCCCTGTGAAGGTCACCGGCCAGCCCAAGGCGCGCGACGTGGAGAACCCGGCGCAGATCACCATCCAGTTCGCGATCACCTCGATTCCGGTCGAGAACATCACCGTGCCGTGAGCATCTTCGTCCGGGACAGCGGCGACCTGCGCCGGATCAGCCGCGAGCTGCGCGCGATGGACGACAAGAAGCTCAAGGCGAAGTTCCGGCGGGAGCTGCGGAAGGCGGCACAGCCGCTCGTCCCGAAGGTCAGGGCGAACATCCGCAGCATCCCGTCCAAGCAGGCGTACAGCCCCGACGGGCTGCGCGGTGCCCTGTCCCGGGCCACGCGGATCGAGGTGAAGACCACCGGCCGCGAAGCCGGCGTCGCCATCCGCGTCGACGGGCGGAAGATGCCCGCCCACATGAAGTCCCTGCCGTCGATGGTCGAGGGCAAGAAGCGCTGGCGGCACCCGGTCTTCGGTAACCGCGAGGTCTGGGTCGACCAGCCCAAGCACCCCTACTTCTACAACGTCGTCCGTGCCGCCGGCCCGCTCGCGCGCCGCGCCGTCAGCAAGGTCCTGGACGACGTCACCAAAGAGATCAGCTAGGAGCAGCATGGCACTCAACCGCGACGCCATCCTCGGTGCCGTCGACGTCCAGAGCGAGACCGTTCCCGTCCCGGAATGGGGCGGCGACGTCATCGTCCGGGGCCTCACCGGCGACGAACTGGACGCCTTCCAGGGCTCGATCCGCCAGTTCCGCCCTTCCCTCGATGGCAAGGGCATGGAGGCCGTCCTCATCCAGGACGGCATGCGCGCCAAGCTCCTGGTGCGGTGCCTCATCGACGAGAACGGCGAGCGGCTGTTCACCGACCAGGACGCCCCCGCCCTCGGCGCGAAGAACGGCTCGGTCATCGACCGCCTCTACGACGTCGCGGCCCGCCTGTCCGGCCTGTCCGAGGAGGAGAAGGCCGAGCTGGAGGGAAACTCCGGAGCGCCGACGGAACCCGGCGCTTCTATTTCGTCCTCGCCCGAGACGTCTTCCACAGCTCAGTAGCGGAGATGCTCCGCCGGGTCTCCGCCCGGGAACTCGCCGAGTGGGAGATCTTCTACGCGCTCGAAGCTGAGGAGCGCGAAGCCGCCGAGAAGGACGACACTCCCGCCCCGCGGCGCAACTGGCCATGACCCAACCAGCCGCAGAGGGGAGGCATCGTGGCGTCCACCGGCATCATCTACACACTGATCGCACGCGACGCCGCCTCCCGTACCTTCCGGCAGGTCGGGCGAGCGGCGGCCGGCACCGACACGGTCATGGGCAAGCTCGCCAAGACGGCGAAGATCGCAGGCGAGGCGGTGGCCGTCGGGCTCGCTGCAGGCCTGGCCGAGGGCGTGAAGAGCGCGGTCGAGTTCCAGTCGGAGATGACCCGGATCTCGACGCAGGCGGGCGCGACGACGAAGGACGTCAAGATCCTCTCCAAGCAGGTCCTGGACCTGGGCACCAAGACCCAGCAGGGACCGCAGCAGCTCGCCGAGTCCCTCTACCACCTCAAGAGCGTGGGCATGGACAACGTGGCCGCGATGAAGGCACTGAAAGAGGCCTCGGACTTGGCGGCGGTTGGTGGCGCCGATTTGGAGGAGACCACCAACGCGCTCGCGGGCGCCTGGCGTACCGGCATCAAGGGCGCCACGAGCTTCCATCAGGCGGTCAGCACCGTCAATGCGATCATCGGCGCCGGCAACATGAGCATGGAGGACTTCAACGCGGCCATCGGCACCGGCATCTTGCCCAGCGCCAAGGAGTTCGGCCTGTCGATGAAGCAGGTCGGTGCCGCGCTCGCCCTGATGACGGACGAGGGCATCGACTCCGCGTCTGCGGCCACCCGGCTCCGTATGTCGTTCAGCCTGCTGGGCGCCCCGTCGAAGGCGGCCGAGAAGCAACTGCACCGCATTCACCTCACGGGCTTGGACCTGGCCAGGGCGATGCGCGGCAAGGACGGCATCATCGGGGCGATCCAGCTCCTGAAGGACCACTTGGACGCGTCCGGTCTGTCGGCGGCGGAGGAGTCGCAGCTGCTGTCACGGGCGTTCGGCGGTGGCCGGTCCTCCAGCGGCATCCTGCTGATGATCAACAACCTCGCGGTGTTGAAGAAGAAGCAGGACCAGATCAACCGCTCTACCGGCAAGTTCGACGACGCGGTCAAACAGCAGAGGAAGACCGCCGAAGCCCAGTGGCATCTGCTCACCTCCAACCTGGAGGTCATGGGCGTGCGGGTCGGCACCGTGGTGCTGCCCTACGTCACCAGGTTCGTGCACTTCCTCGCCACCGACGCCATGCCGGCCGCCGCCAGGTTCGGCAAGGCGGTCGGCAAGATCATCCCCTTCGAGGACGTCAAGAAGCGGTTCGACCAGACGAAGCAGCTGGTCACGGACTTCTTCAGCGGGCTCAAGGGGCCCAAGCAGCCGAAGCTGCCGACACCCATGCTGAAGGCGCCGGACGTCGTCACGCTGCCGAAGGCGCCCATGTCCGATGCCGCGAACTTCGGCAAGACGATCCACGACGCCATCTCGGGCGGCTTCAAGGACATCAACTGGGGCGGCCTCGGTAAGACGCTCGGCGAGGGCCTCGGGCAGGCGTTCCAGTGGCTGGTATCCCACGGCGCCGAGGTGTCGAAGAAGCTCGGTGAGGCCATCGGAAAGATCGACTGGGTGAACGTCGGTAAGACTCTCGGAGTCATCGCCTTGCCGCTGTCCATCGGCATCCTCAACAGCTTGCTCGACCCCATGTTCCACGTCGACTTCTGGAAGAAACACTGGTTGGACACGATCCTGGCCGTCATCTCCATCGTGCCTGTTGGCAAGGTGGGCGGTGTCCTGGCCAAGCTCGGATCGAAGATTCCGTGGGGCCGGATTGGCGAAGCCCTGGAGCGGGTTCCGTGGCGGAAGCTGATCCCGCTCTCGGAGAAGCTCGCCGCAGCGGCCGGGCCCCTCTTCCTGAAGATCAACGAGTTCGTTGGGAAGCTCGCCCTTAAGTTCCTTGAGGCATTCGTGGCACGATTCCCCAAGATCTCCGAGTGGTTCGCTCGCGAGTTGGGCCTGCTTCCGATCCGGCTCGGCGTCCTCGGCCTCGAACTGGCCCGCAAGGGCGGTGAGATGATCGCCAAGCTCGGGCAGGCGCTCATCGACCACGTGCCCGGCATGGGCAACCGCTTCATCCGTTACGTCGCCAAGGTGTTCGGCCGGTTCACCCTCTACCAGATCGGCATCAACCTTGCGAAGTCGCTGCTCAGCGGCGCCTGGTCGATCATGAAGGACGTCGGCGACTGGCTGAAGGCACACATCGTCGACCCGATCGTCTCCGGCGTGAAGTCGCTGTTTGGGATCCACTCGCCGAGCACCGTGTTCATGGGAATCGGCAGGAACCTGATCTCCGGCCTGAAGTCCGGCATCACTGACGCCGTGAAGGGCATCGGGAAGTGGGTCGGGGCGCACATTGTCAGCCCTGTCATCGGCCGCTTCGCAGGTGTCGGGTCCTGGCTGATTGGCAAGGGCTCCAGCATGGTGTCCGGCTTCAAGTCCGGCGCCTACTCGGTCGGGAAGAGCATTGGCAGCTGGGTCGGATCGCACCTCATCGACCCCGTGCGCTCGCCGTTCTCGCACGCCGGGAGCTGGCTCACCTCGAAGGGCTCCGCCCTCGTCTCCGGGCTCAAGTCGGGCATCTCGGGGGCGATGAAGGGCATCGGCGGCTGGCTGAAGAGGATCGTCGTCGACCCGGTCGTCTACGCCGTGAAGCACTACTTCGGGATCAAGTCGCCGTCCCGCGTCTTCATGGGCATCGGTGGCCACCTGGTGTCCGGCCTGATCAAGGGCATGTCCCGCACCAACGGCACCGCAATCGCCCACAAGATCTTTGGCAGTATGCCGAAGGCGCTCGCCTCCATCGTCAAGAAGGGCCTGGTCTCGGTCGCGTCCCTTCCGGGCAGCGCTCTGAAGGCACTCGGCAGCTTGGGCGGGGACATCCTCGGCATGCTCGGCTTGGGCGGCGGAGGAGGCGGCTCCTCGGCCAACCAGAAGATCGGTGCCACCCTCGCTGCACTCCGCGGCTGGTCCGGCCCGCAGTGGGCGGCCCTGCGGAACCTCTGGAACGGCGAGTCCGGCTGGAACGAGCGGGCCCTGAACAGGAGCAGCGGCGCCTACGGCATCCCTCAGAGCCTCCCGGCGAGCAAGATGGCGTCGGCTGGCGCCGACTGGAAGACGAACCCGGCCACCCAGATCAAGTGGGGCCTGAACTACATCGCGTCCCGCTACGGCAACCCGCTGAACGCCTACAGCGCATGGCTGTCCCGGTCGCCGCACTGGTACGCGAAGGGCACCGGTGGCGCTGCGCCTGGCCTGGCCTGGGTGGGCGAACGCGGGCCTGAGCTGGTCCGATTCAAGGGCGGCGAGGACGTCCTCAGCAACCCCGAATCGATGGCCTTCGCCAAGGCCAACGGCATCAAGTTGCCCGGCTACGCGTCCGGCACCATCCAGAACGCGGCCGACCGGGTGCGAAGGGATAAGCAGAAGGTCGAGGACGCCAAGGACGCACTGTCCCGGGCCAAGCGCCGCCACAAGGGCGAGGCGGCCGCCGAGAAGCGACTGGAGGCCGCAAGGAAGGAACTCAAGGCCGCCGAGATTGCGCTCTCCAACGCGCGCCGCTCGGCGAAGACCACGATCTCCAACAGCATCAAGACCGGCCTGGAGAAGACCCTCGCCACCGGTACGTCGTCGGCGATCGCTTCGGCCATCAAGTCCCTGGCGACGAAGCTGCTCAACGCCGGCTACAACCGGACCGCAGCATCGGTCCAGAAGAGGGGCGCCAAGCTGGAAAGGCTCGCCGACAAGCGGGCGTCCGTCCAGAAGAAGATCGCAGAGGCGAACCAGTACGCCGCCGACCAGGCCGGGAACATCAAGGACTTCCTGTCCATCAGCAGCACGTCGGCGACGAACGTCGGTGACCTCATCTCCCAGATGGGAGGCCAACAGAAGACGGCCAGCGGATTCGTGAAGCTGACGAAGTCCCTGAAGGCTCGCGGCGCCTCGAAGGAGCTGTTGGCGCAGCTGGCCGAGGCCGGTCCGGGCAGTCAGCTCGCGACCATCCTCGGTGCCAAGGGCGTCACCACCAAGGACATCGCCAAGCTGAACAAGCTGACGAAATCCGGCAACAAGCTCGCCACCAGCTTCGGCAAGCAGATGGCCGACATGATGTACGACAGCGGCAAGGACGCCGGGCGCGGCTTCCTCGCTGGCTTGAAGAGTCAAGAGAAGGCGCTCGGCAAGCAGATGGCCTCCGTGGCAAAGGACTTGGTCAAGGCCATCAAGAAGGCCCTGAAGATCAAGAGCCCGTCGCAGGTTTTCCGGGACGAGGTCGGCAAAAACGTCGTCCTCGGCATGGCCCACGGTATCGACCTGCACGGCCACCTCGTCGGCGCCGCAACCCAGCGGCTCGCCGACACCGCCACCGGTGTGTCCCTGCGGCGCCGCTACGTGCCGACGGCCGCCGCGAGCGCCAGTGCCGGCCAAGACGCGATCTGGGAACGCCTCGCGGTCGCCCTGGAGCAGCAGGCCAGCCAGGGCGGCCAGTTCACTGGTGAGCTGCGCCTGGACTCCGGCGAGTTGCTGGGCGTGATCCAGGGCGCGGTGAAGCCGATGCTCAAGGCCTCGGAGCAGACGCAGGCTCGGCGGGCGAAGGTCGGGAGGCGTGCCGGATGACGATCTCGTACGGGGCGACCGGCACGCTCGCCACGCACACGGACACGATCACGCCCACCCTGGTGGGATCGACGGGGAACCTCGCGATCCTCCAGGTCCTCTCCGGGCACCCCAACGACAATGTTCCCTCCACCCCGTCCGGCTGGGTCCTTGTCGCATCGTTCTCGGGCGGCGGAGGAGCGTTCGGTGCCTCCGCCGGCCCGCGCCGCCTGACCTGGTTCGCGCGGGTACTGTCGGGCGGCGACGGGAACCCGACCACGGCTATCCCGTCCGGGTCGTCCGGGTCGGTCATCGCCGGGCGGATCGTCAACCTGACCCGCACCGCGGGCACCGGCTGGCGTTGGGCGGCCAGCCTCGGCGAAGACACCACAAGCGGCACCGCGTTCTCGGTGACGGGCGGCACGGCTCTCACGTGGAAGGCGGGCGACTTCGCGATCCTCGGCTACGGTGTCGCCTCCAACGCCGACTCGTACACCGCCGAGGCCGTGACGGCGACCGGCATCACGTTCGGCACGGTCACCGAGCAGGCCGACGCCGCGGTCACGACGGGCAACGGCCTGACGAGCGCCCTGGCCAGCTGCTCTGTGTCCTCCGGGACCGCAACTCAAGCTCCGACGATCAGTGCGACCCTGGCAGCAGCGTCCACCGGTATCGCGGGCGTACTGCGCGTCCGGGAGGCCAGCTCGGACGTCAACGCCAGCCCGCAGTCCGTGTTCCCGCCCCGCAACCTGGTGTCCGCGACCGGCCTCACCGGCGACGACATCGTCACCGCAACCCTCTACCGGCAGGTCGGCACCAACCTCACCCCGGTCCGCGCCGCCAGCGGCATCGACGTCACCGGGCAAACATCACTCCTGCGGGTCGACGCAGAGCAGCCATTCGGGGTCAGCCTGAACTACGCCGCACTCCTCACCGACATCAACGGCACCCAGTGGACGGTCTACTCAGGGCCCATCACCTCGACCGTGGCCAGCGACGTCGTCAGCGACGCCATCCGCGGCGTCGGCGCCGCGGTGAAGGTCGAGTCCCCACTCGACTGGAAGCGGGACCGTGACAGCACGCAGTTCAACGTCGGCGGCCGCATCATCGTCGTCGGCAAGCCCCGCTCGGCCCGCTCCGCCACCATCACGGTCCGCACCGAGACCGACGACGACGGAGACGCCCTCAATGACATTCTCGACAACGCCACCGAGGGCGTGCTGCTGCTCCGCAAGCAGACCAGCCTCCCGCGCCTGGACGGCACGTACGCGCTGCTCGACGACACCGAGTCGCCCAACTGGTACGACGGGTACCGCTGGTTCCAGCTGAATGTGGTCAAGGCGGACGACTGGCCGGATGTGATGGAGGCAGCCGGTTTCACCCTGGCCGACATCGCCGCGAACTTCTCCACCCTCCGGGACATCGCCAACTTCTTCACCGGAAGCTTGTTGGACATCGCCCTCTACGACTTCGGGCCCTGACATGCTGGACATGTCCGCCACCGCACTCGCAGTCGTCCAGCGCAGCTACACGATGAAGATGCGCGCCGAAAGCTGGCTCGGCGGCGAGCTGGTCGCCGACAACATCCCCATCGCCGACGGCACGGAGAGCCGCGACCGCTCCCTGAGCGTCCCCGAGCAGATCACTCTCACCGTGCCCCGGCGTGAGGGCGGCTACGACTGGGACCCCGGCACCGATCCCGCGCACCCGCTCGCGGCGTACGGGCAGCAGCTCCGCATCGACTTCGGCGTGTACATCGGTGGCACCTGGGAGTGGATCAACCGAGGCTGGTTCCTCATCACCTCCTCCGACACCGACGGCGACACCGTCTCCGTCAACGTTGTCGGCCTGCTCGCCCTGGTGGATGAGGCGAAGCTCATTGCCCCGTTCCAGCCCAGCTCCAGCGATACGCTCGCCTCCGTTGTCCGCGCCCTCGTCGAGCCCGCTCTCACTGTGTCTTTCGCTGGCACGCTCGTCGATCGGGCGGTGCCGCTGGGCATGCAATGGGACAACGACCGTCTCGCCGCCGTCACCGAGGTCCTCAACGCATGGGGGGCGGCCGAACGGGTCACCGAGGACGGCTACCTCCTGATCGAGCCCGTGAGCGACGCCGGGACCCCGGTGCTGTCCATCTCGGACGCCGCGAGCACTGGCACAGTGGTCCGCTGGCAGGGCAGCACCACCCGGGATGGGGCGTACAACTGCGTCGTCGCCCAGGGCGAAGACAGCGCAGGCAACCAGATTCAAGGCGTTGTCTACGACCAGGACTCGGCCAGCCCGTTCTACTTCGGTGGCTCATTCAACGTGTTCCCGGTGCCCTACCCATACCAGTCGTCGCTGCTGACGACGGTCACCCAGTGCCGTACGGCGGCCGCCGCCCAGCTCAAGCTCCTCAGGCGTCAGGCCTTCCGGAAGTTGCTGGTCACGATGGTGCCGCATCCGGGCCTGGTGACCGGCGACATCGTGTCCGTCACCGGTGCCGGGCTCACGAACGCCCCTTGCGTGATCGAAACCCTGAGCCTGCCGTACTCGCCGGGCGAGATGAGTCTGACCGTGCGCGTCCTGTGAGGAGGATCGGTGGCGGACTGGGCTGATACACGCGTCTCTCTGGCCGGGCAGGGCACGCTCGTCGCAACCGCCACCACGAGCGTCTCCGGCGGCGCAGTCCTCGCCACGGCGGCCGGTATCACCATCACGGTGCGGGTCACGAACGGGCTCAGCCCGGTCCAGGGCGACAGGCTCCTCGTCGTCCGGCACGGCAGCGTGTACTGGGCGATCGCCACCATCCCCGCACCCCCCACCGTGGCACCCGCCCCCACCACACCGCCGGACACGGCTCCCGACGCCGGTGACAGCGCCCCCACGCCCAAACCCACGGTAACAACAGGAACGTTGACGTGCGTACCGACGGCGACGGCCTGCTACCGGGACGGCAGTTGGCGTAACGACGGCGACTCGACGAACAGCTTCGACCTCTACCAAGGGCGATACAGCGGCAGCAGCTTCGGCCGGAACACGGGCTGCGCCTTCTACGGCAGCAAGCCCCACACGCTGAATGGTGCCACCTGCACCAAGGCCACGGTGAAGCTGAAGCGGCTGAGCGCGGGTGACTTCGCGGCGCGCGCGGTGACCCTGCGGCTCGTCTCCCAGACCAGCCGGCCAGCTGGCGCCCCGACCCTGAATGAGTCCACCAGCGGCCCGGCGCTGAAAATCAACGACTCGACCACCTTCACCTTGCCCACCAGCTGGGGCCAGGCCCTCATCGATGGCACCCGCGGTGGAATCGCCATCAACGTCGCCAGCGACAGCCCGTACATCCACCTTGCCGGACGCAGCTCCTGGTCCGCCGCCATGACCCTGACGATCTCCTGGAGCCGCAGCTCATGACCCAGAACACCTCCAACGGGATCACCTATCCCGAGTCCACCGACCACACCCGCATCTGGGAGCACATGCAGACGATGGCGACGACCATCGATCCGCAGCTCAACATGCCGCAACGGCAGATCTTCACCAGCAGCGGCACCTGGACGAAGCCGTCGAACGCCAAGTGGGTACTGGTGCAGGTCGTCGGCGGCGGCGGAGGCGGCGGAGGCGTCGCCGCCACCACCTCCAGCCAGGCCGCGGCGGCCGGCGGCGGCGGAGCAGGCGGGTATGCCGAGAGCATCATCGCCGCCTCCGCCCTCGGGGCCACCGTCGCCGTCTCAGTCGGCTTCGGCGGCGTGGGTGGGGCCGCCGGCGCCAACGACGGTTCTACGGGCAGCACCTCGTCTTTCGGATCCGTTGTCAGCGCCACCGGCGGTGCGGGCGGCACTGGCGGCATTGCCTCAAGCACCACCCAGGCCAGTGCGGGAGGAGGCGGCGGCGGAGGCACGGTCGGAGACCTGCTGGTGAGCGGTGGCGACGGCCTCGACGGGTTCGTGATCAGCGCCGCCCCCTCCTACAGCGGCGGAGGCGGCGCCTCCGTGTTCGGTGGCCAGCGGCGCGGCACGGCTGTCACGGGATCCGGTGCGTCCGGTACCAGCGCTGCGGGCAGCAACCGATGGGGCTGCGGCGGAGGCGGCGGAGTCGGCGGCACCGCAGCCACGACCGCGCTGGGGGGCGGCAACGGCGCCGACGGCATCGTCATCGTCACCACCTATTTCTGAGGAGACCCGAGTGCCCTTCGACACCCCTGTCACCTCCGCTTCGGCGCCCAGCTGGACGCTGTCCTGCCAGTACGGGGCCGCCACTTCGGTCACGGTCAGCGCCACCATTACCGTCGAGGGATCGGCGACCGAAAGCGACGCTGACGCCGCGCTCCAGGAACTCGTCGACGCCCTGACGGCCCGGACGCGCTTTTCCAACATCAGCGGCATCAAGGCGTACACGGCGAACGCCACCCAGAACATGAAGCCGTCGTCGTGAGGTATCGGTATCTGGCTAGGAGGCCGCGGTGCCCGTACAAGTCTGCTCGCTGATCGTCGACGAGCCGCAGTCCATCCCCGCCGATGGGAAGTACCACCTGCTGCACTTCCCGTTCGGGAGCAGTGAGTCGTCTGACGACGTCGACATGCACCAGATGGCGCAGCCTGACGGCTACACCATCGCCGACTGGCGCACGGACGACCGGTCGGGTCTGATCTGGCCGTCGTGTGACGGCTGGGGTTCCCTGACCGGAGTGATCTTCTGGGCTTCCGGTGACTACACGGAACTGCGGGACCAGTTCGTCCGTGACCCGCTCAACCTGTCGACGGGCTACAACTCGACCGCGACGCAGGATCGTCCGCCGACACCTGGCGGCCAGTACCTACATAAGTGCCACGAACTGTTCGTGCACCCGGGCACACCGATCGGGCTGCTCGTCAAGCACAACGCGTCCGCACCAGTGGACCTGACGTTCGCTGAGTTCAAACTCGCCATCCACACATAGAGGTTCTCGCACCCCTGTGCTGAGGGTCCGCCCCTTTCGTCGCCCTGTGCCATCGGCCCGGGGCTTTTTCATGTCCAAGGAGCCCGCGTGTCCCGTCCCGCCATCACCTTCCGCGGCGGCCGCCTCCCACACGACCCCGACCGGCCGCACCTGAAGCTCTCCGGCATCATCACCTCCGAGCTGCCCGCGCCACCGGAAGCCGCGGACTGGCTCAGCTGGGTGCCGACCGACGCGTGGGGGATGCTCGGCAACGACCTGGTGGGCGACGACTACGAACGCCTCCCCCAGCACAGCGAGGCCCTGATCACCTGGGCCGCGATCACCCTGATGACCCGCCGTCTCACCGGGACGCGAAGGGCTCGGGCCACTCGCCCATCCCCCCGGTTCGGCCGAGCAGCCTGACCCACTGGATCAACCAACCGGCCGCACGAGATCCAACGACACTTGCGTCGGCTGTCTCACCTCTGCCCTGCGGCCGACGCGACACGGTCCGCGCGGCTGTATGCCCACGTGGGGGCTCGCAGGCCGCGGACGCCGTGGGGTGTGCCGATGCCGGTGGGTGCGTCGTATCCCGGGTGCGCGCAGAAGGCGCCGGCGCAGCCGGTGACGATGTCGTGGAAGTACCGGCGTTGCGCGTAGGGGTAGGAGTTGGGGTAGGTGGCCGGTGCGGGCTTGCCGGCCAGAGCGTACGTGGCGGCGACCAGGGGGGTGGAGACGCTGGTGCCGCCGACGACGTTCCAGCCGATGGGGCCGAACGGGTTGGGAACCGTGTCGTACACCGCAAAGCCGGTGTAGGGATCCGCGACTGCGGAGACATCGGCGGTCGTGCGGTTGACAGGACAAATCGTGTCGTCCTGGAAGGGCGGCTTGGGCTCGTAGAGAGAGCAGCCGGCTCCGCTGCCGCTCCACGCGGTCTCGGCCCAGCCGCGGCGGTTGTCGGCGCGATACAGCGAGGTGCCACCCACCGAGGTGACGTAGGGGGAGGCGGAAGGGTAGAACACCTGCCCTCCGACATCGCCCGAGCCGAAGACGAAGGCGACTCCGGGGTGGTCCCGGAAGTGGAAGTCGAGCGTGACCTCGCCTGCTTGCTCCGGGGTGGCCCAGCTGTTGGAGACATACTTCGCGCCCTGGGCGACGGCCTGGTCGACCGCGGGCAGCAGGCTGCCGGCGACGAGGTTGTTGTTGGCCTCGACAACCAGGATCTTGCAGTGCGGGCAGACCGCGCTGACGGCGTCCACGTCCAATGACTCTTCTAGCGCCCAGCCGGGGTCAACCGTGGTCGGCAGTGGGGCGGTCGCACCGAACTGATTGATCACGCGCAGGCATCCGTTGCCCTCGAACGTCACTGTGATCACAGGAGCTCCTGAGTCCGGGCGATCGACACGTGCTCGCCCAACGGACGGCTTACCACCTCCGCTCCGACAGCCGACATCACGAGCGTCGGCAGGCCATCGGCCAGCGCGGGCAGTTACTCGGCCTTGAGTGGGGCCGGCGTTGTCGTGGCCGAGGGAATGCAAACAGGTACTGACCGGAGCCGCCGCGCAGCTGGCATCCAACCCGCCCGCCCCTGGCGACCGCTCGGTATCGCCGCCATCACCGTGTTCTGCACGTGGCTCGCCCACCACCTGATCGGAGGCCGACCATGCCCCAACCCGCCCCGGGCCGCATCGTCATGTACCGGCTGTCGGAAGACGACGCCCGGCACATCACCCAGCAGCGGCACCACGACGGCGTCAACGGCAACTTCGTCCGGGAGGGCGACCGCTACCCGGCCGTCGTCGTGCGGACGTTCCCCGGGAACCCGGCCGACGCGGTCAACTTGCAGGTGCTGCTGGACGGACCCGACACCTACTGGGCGACGTCGCGCTGCATAGGCGACGAGCCCGGTACCTGGGCCTGGCCGGAGCGTGTGTGATGACGACCATTCCCGGCGTCGACTACGCCTGGTCGCATCCGGGCGGCGCCGCCTTGCAGAGGGCCGGCAAGAAGTTCGCCTGCCGCTACCTCAGCCCGGACAGCAGCAAGAACCTCACCCGCGCCGAGGCCGACGACCTGGCCGCGCACGGCGTCTGGTGCGTCGTCGTCTACGAGGCGACCGCGAAGCGGGCCCTGTCCGGCCGGGCCGCGGGCGCCGCCGACGCGAAGACAGCAGCCGCCCAGGCCACCGCGTGCGGCATGCCGAGCAGCCGGCCGATCTACTTCGCCGTCGACTTCGACGCCACCGAGGCGCAGCAGACCGCCATCAACGCCTACCTCGACGGCGCCGCCAGCGTGCTCGGCCGGGGCCGGGTCGGCATCTACGGCGGCTACTACCCCGTCAAGCGCGCCCTGGACGCCGGGAAAGCGAAGTGGGTCTGGCAGACGATCGCCTGGTCCGGCGGCCAGTGGGACTCACGCGCCGTCATCCGGCAGGGAGCCCAGACCACCATCAACGGCGTCTCCTGCGACCTCGACACCGCACTCGCCGCCGACTACGGGCAGTGGACGCCCGGCAAGACACCCGAGGAGGACCACGTGGCACTGACCGATGCCGACATCGCGAAGGTCGCCGACGCCGTGGTGGCCAAGCTGCTCGCCGGCGGCGGGGCCCTGGAAGACAGCGACCTGAAGCGGATCTGGGGCGCGGACCTGATCCCGGCCGCCCAGCCGCCGTACAACAACTCGGACTACTACCAGGCCGACGGCAAGACGCTGAACAACGTGACCTGGACGGCCACGTACACCCAGCACGCCCAGGTCATGGGCATCCGCGAGACCCTGGCCCGCGTCAAGGAGGTCCAGGCCGCGCTCGCCGCGCTGGACCCGGCCGCTCTGGAGGCGGCGCTCGTCGCCAAGCTGGCTGGCCTCAAGGTCCAGGTCACCGTCACCGACCCGCAGGAGGGCTGAACCATGAGGCTGCCCAGGTACGCCAAGGCCATCGCTGGAGCTGTCGCGGCCGGGGCGGGCTCCCTGGCGACCGCCCTGAACGATGGGACGGTGACGGCCACCGAGGGCGTCACCGCGCTGCTGGTCGTGCTGGCCGCGCTCGGTGTCGTCTGGCGGGTGCCGAACCGGGAGCCCAAGGACTCGGCGTGACCGCGGCCCCGGACCCGACGACGAATGTCGCTGTTGAGCTGGCGCAGCTACGAGGGGAGATCAACACGGGTCTGGCCGACATCAAAGGCACACTTGGTGTCCTGGTCGAGCGCACGAACCGTACCGACGCCGACCTACGCCAGCTGCGCAGCGACGTGGACAAGGAACTCAGTGAGCTGCGAGCACAGGTGGAGGAGCTGAAGAAGGCCCGCTGGCCGCTCGCTCAGATCGCGTCCCTCGTCGGGGTGGGCGGTCTGGTCGCCGCAGTCGTCGCCTTCTTCGCCCACTGATCCTGCCGACTTCGAGCCCCCGTTGCCTTCGGGCGGCGGGGGCCTATTCGCATGCTCACGCGCAGCCGGACGGCTACGGTGGGGGCGTCCAGGTGCGCAGGCTGCGGCTACTTCTCCTGTCAAGAGGGAGACGCGGGTTCGAATCCCGCCGCTGGCTTCGGCCGGTGTCGTCTAGTGGCCGAGGACACCAACGTCGCCGCCGCCGACCCTGAACTCTGGACGCAAGCACGGGCCGTCTGCCACGGGGGATACCTGCGGGCGGCTCCGTTCTACTCGTCGGCAGGCTCGCGCTCCGGTGTGGACAGTTCGATGCCTCGCACGCGCCGGAGCCAGCGGGCCAAGGCGTACAACGCTGCGCCCGCGATGCCACACGGTTCCCAGACCTCGGTGATGAGAGCGGACAGGCCGTCGTCGCCGACGATATAGATCGCCTGTCCGCCGATCGCGATGGCGATGAATGCGTTGGTACGGGACTCCACGCGCAGCAACCAGTCCACGGGCCGCCACAGTCCACCGCAGAGATCGTGAAGGCGGTAGCGCACAGCGGCGATGAGAAAGCCGAACGCCGCGCGCTGCTGTTGGCCTGGTGTCAGGACAATGCCATCTTCCGGAACCCCAGCGAGGTGCGCGCGCCACTCGTCCGTATCCCGACGCCTGCCCGCTATCCGCGAAGCCCAAGACGTCAGGCCCCAAGCTGAGCGAGACCTCCTGACGAGAGGGACCTGACGGCTGCGCACGGGGAGTTCACTGCCATGCCTATCTGCGAAAGCCTGGGCAGCCTGTGAGTACTCCGCGGCAGATCGGTTCTGGCCCCTGATGATTTTGAGGCATTCATGCCGCGCGCAACTGGTCAGCCACGCCCCCGCCCTTTCCGGTTCTCTGATCCGTGCGAAGTGTTGAGCGAAGCGGAACCAGACGCTCTGATAGACCTCATGTCCATCAGCATCGGAGAGCCGGTGAGCGTGAACGATGGACCACACTAGCGGGCTAAGGCCCTCCACGAGGGTCCTCCAACTGGCCGCGTCCCCGTCAATGGCACTGCGTACGAGTGCGCCGACACTAAGCCGATCCAAGGGTTCGCCCTGGACCTGGGAAGGAGTGCTCATACCGAGCCGCCCGCTGGCCGGAACTTGAGTTGCCGGACCTTCCGCGCGTCCAGGGCTTCACTGGTTCGCGTGCGCCCGACACCAGTGAGTTCGTAAAAGCGGCGTGCAGGCCGTCCGGGGTGGGGTCCGGTCTCTTCGTAACTGGTCACCCAGCCGCGTTCGGTGAGCCGGTCGAGGATGGGGTAGACGGTGCCGGGACCGAGGTCGGCATCCCGGCAGATGCTGAGGCCCCAGGCTGGGTTCTCGCTCGTCGCGGAGAGCAGTGTCTCCAGGACGGCGATGGTCGGCTTGGTGAGCCGGATGTTCGCCATGCTTCCAGTGGAGCATGTATCGAGTACGACATGCAAGCATGTATCGAGTACGAGACGCGATGGGGGATCTGCCTCAACCTAGTTGGGCCGCCGAAAGCTTGCCCGTCGAGCGGTCCAGGCGGACGGCGACGCCGTACTCTCGGGCGAACCGGTTGGCCTCCGTGACGGATCCGCTGATCGAGCGCAGGTAGAAGGCGTATGCGACTGACTCGATCTGCTCGGGGGTCAGGCACAGCACCCAGCGGTTGTTCGGCCGGTCGAAGAAGGCCGTGCGTACTCGCTCCGCCAAGCCCATGGTTGGCGGCACGCGCAGCTGGTGCCCGATGCTCAGGTACACACGGAGCGAGTCCATCTCGACCGGCCGCAGTTCGATCAACTTCTCGCCTGTCGCTGGGCCTTCCGATCGCGGAGCCGGAGTTGCTCTGGCCTCCGCGTAGGTCAGGGCGTCGTGGCCCTGCGGGGTGAGGCGGGTCGCCCACAGGACAGGCCGCCCTTCGTGCGCCGACAGTTCGGCGAGGGTCTCCCGGTCAGCCAGCTCCGTCAGCCCTTGGCGGGCAGCCGCCTCTACCGCCTGCTGGTGCCCAGGGAGCAGGTCACTGGACTGCACCCACCCCCGCCCAGCTTCCTGCTCGAAGTCCCGCAGCACCCGTAGTACCTCGGCCCGCACTGATTTCCTGCCGCCCATCTTCACCCCGCTCCTCGACGCCCGCTGACGCTGGTGAACAGACGGTAGAGGCTCGCTTCCAACGCGCGCGGCAAAACATAGGAAGATCACCTGCTTGTGAGGTCCCGCGCATCGAAGATGGCACGCGGATTGTCGATCACCCAGCCCAGCCGACGTCGTAGACCTCGATCCCGTCCGCGTACGCCGTGAACGCCACCCACCGCCGCCGCCCGTAATGCAATGCCCCATGCCAGCCACCCGGCTCTGGCCACGTGCCGCGCTGGACCAACGCTTCCGCGATCACCTCCATGACTTCCTGCCGGCCTTCCTCCGGCAACTGGCCCAGCGCGTCCTCCACCTGGACCGCGAGGTCCACCCTGTACGTCATCGCACGCCCCGCTCTCTTGATCAGTCGACGCGGGCACCGTACGACGTGACGCCCGGCCACGCAGAGGCCTGTGGATAACTCCGGCGCCAGTCCTGGTGGAGTGTGCGTCACGCCGCCGAACTGAAGCGGACGCTCTTCGATCGCCGAAGCACTCTGTGCCGAGATCAGCATCGAGCCGCTGCCCGCCGACGACAGCCGAGGTCGCCATCGCCCGCGTCCGCCAGATCCTCACCCGAGGACCGCGCACCAACACCTGCAACGCTTGCGGCCAACCCTGGCCCTGCGAAGTCACCCGCGCCCTCAACGAGCCCAAGCAGGGCTGATCCGCGAGTCAGTGGACGCCGGGACGTGCCCAACCGCTCGCCCCGTCAACCTCCGGGCGGGTACGGTGAGTTGTGGAGCAGGGGGTGGCGTTATTGCCTTGGTTTGGAAAGAAACGACGACTCCGTGATCGGCGCGCCAGTGCACAAGGTGAAGGTCGACCCGAGGCTGGCAGAGACCGGGCCTTTCGGCGCTTCGACTTCCTCGTGCGGGGGCCGCAGGCACCGAGGTACGGCCAATCCTCGATCGGAGAGGTGCTAGCCGATCAGATAGATCATGAGCGGGCGCGCCTCGAAGAGGCCGAGCAGTTGCGTGCGGAACGCGAAGTAGAGTACCGGCGCCTTCTCGACGAACTGGCCAGCGAAGGCGATGTCGTTGTAACCGACGCCGCAAGATGGGAAATCCGACAGCTACTGGCAACAGACACCCCAGGTGGGACGGCGCCCGCCCGGATTGCGCGCATCGTCGAGGCCCTTGAAAGCGCAGGCATCTCCAGGGGCGACCCCGCGATCCGGGCGATGCTAGAACGCCTCATCGCCAGCCTCGATAGCCAAGACGGCACACACATTTCGCGGATTTACGAATTGCTCGGGGATACGGATCAGCTCCCCGTCCCGGCCTGGTGGCCACGTCGGCATTCGGCGAGCCAACTAATTGATCAGCCGCTCGGGATCGAGGACGCCCAGGCAGTGGCCCCCACCGCTGAGCAGACCATCGAACACACGCTGGCCAGGATGTTCATGCGACTCGGCCCTCCGCCTGAACCAACCGAACTCGATTACGAACCAGCGGGAAGCGGCGGCGGAGGGGCCCAGCAGTGAACGTGGAGAACAGCAGCGCGGTGCCCGTCCCGCGCGACGACGATCCCGTCGTATCTGCTGGCCTGGAAATCGCCATGAAGTGGGGTGCTGCGCTCGGCGGTCCGGAGCAGCTCAAGATTGCATTCGAAGCCCTTGAGCCGCAGTTGAAGCGCGAGCACCAAATCCGGCTCAAGCAGTTGGAGGCGCAGAAGGAGGCTGCTGAACGCAAGGCGCGCGTCGAACATGAGATCCGCCAGTACAAGTTCCGCATGACCAGCCTCATCGTGGGCGCCATCATGAGTGTCGCCATGCTGGGGGCCGGCGTCTACGTTGCGAAGGACGCCTGGTGGCTTGCAACCCTGCTGTGCGGCCCCAGCCTGATAGCCATGGCGAAGATCATCTTTCTTCGCCGCAGCGACCCGGGTGACATGGCGGCCGTCGCCGCCGCTGCAAGGGCGGCCACGAGCGCGGCATCACAGGTTCAGCCCCCCGTGTGACGAATCGGGGCGCCAGCCCGCACCTCGGGTCGGCGCCCCCAGCCGCCCCTGCGGACACCAGGCGCTTGCTCGCTGCCGCCCCTGGGGCTCGTGACGTTCGCCTTCCGCCCCTCCACGGTCGAGGACGGGGCGGTCGTGCGCCGCGGTCGAGTCGTTCGTAGGCTGGTGGTGCTCGGGGCTGCTGCGGAGGTCCACGATGCCGTCAGTGTGGTCCGGCGCCATCTCGTTTGGGCTGGTCACGGTACCTATCGCGATGGTGACCGCTACCGAAGACCGTTCGGTCCGCTTCCGGAGCATCCACCTTTCGGACAACGGTCTGGTCCGGAACCGCTACGTCTGTGAAGCGGAGGGGCGCGAGGTCACCTACTCGGAGATCGGCCGCGGGTACGAGATGGCCAACGGCCGCGTGATCCCCGTGACCGATGCGGACCTGCGCAACCTGCCGTTGCCGACGGCGCGCGCTATCGAGATTCAAGGCTTCGTGCCGACGGCGTCGATCGATCCGATGCGGATCGGCCCCGGCTACTACCTCCGCCCGGAGGGCGGCGTCGCGATCAAAGCATATGTGCTGCTGCAGAGGGCGCTAGCCCGGTCGTCACGGGTGGCGGTGGCGAAACTGGCATGGCACGGCCGTGAGCGGCTGGCCCTGCTGCGAGTACGCGCGGACTTGATCGTTCTGCACGTGATGCTGCTGCCGGATGAGGTCCGGGACCCCTCCACACTCGCACCCGCACCGGCCGCGGTGAGCGAGGAGGAGCTGGAAGAGGCCGACCGTCTCGTCGAGGCGCTGTCGGTGGACGCACTGGAGGGCGAGGAGTTCCACGACCACTTCCGGGAGGCCGTGGAGGCGGTCGTCGAGGCGAAGCGCGAGCACCGGGCGCCGCCAGAGGCACCAGAGCCCGCGCGGCCTACGAAGGTCGTCGACCTGATGGCCGCCCTGAACGAATCCGTGCAGAAGGCGAAGCAAGCCCGCGGTGAGCCGGCCGACGTGCACGAGATGCCGAAGCCGAAGAAGGCGGCAGCGAAGAAGCAGCTAGTGCTGTGACCGCATAGGTTCGCCGGGTTGAGGTGGCAGGGTCGACCGGGCGCGGCGGCTCACAGGCCGAGGCCGACACCTCCGTCACTGTGGTGGTCGGAGTTGCGGTCGGAACTCCCGGTGTCCTCGTCGCCGAGGGCGGCGAAGAAACACACGAAGGGCAAGGGGAGCACCGCCAGGTAGACGAGGTAAGCCCAGACCCATTGGCGGCGGATAGCGAGGATGAGCAGTAGCGCGGCAAGTCCCCCCATAGCCAGGGCCGTTACGAACCATGCGATGCGTTTGACCATGCTCCCCCTCCGGCCCCCGCCGGCGGCCACCCACGACCGCCCTCCATGGTGGTACCCGCTCGCCCCGGTCCCACGCCGAGCCCGCCCACCCGTCATCGGCAGCTCGATCCCGTTGAAGCGGTGGATACGTCGGCCGTCTCACGACATCCGACCGGCATCGACCCCGCCGCCGCGTACCCGGCGAACCTATGCGGTCACAGCACTAGCCAAGAAGACCGCAGCGAGCCGCCGGCCGAGAGATACCTAGGGTGTCTCGTGACCGAGCACGGTTGAATCCGTAGTGTTCTCCGCTACGAGGAACCGACGGGCGAGCCGGGCGGCGGGGCGCATGAGCAGTGTGCGAACGGCCGCGCGCCGCCGCTCTGAGCGCGCGATGAACCGCGCTATCGGCGGGCCAAGGCGTTCGTAGGCTGCAATCAGATGCTGGCCAGCGGGGCGGCTGCGCAGCCAGCGGTCGCGGAACGCCCGCAGCGCCGCTACATCCGATGTGTCCCGCGCTAGAGCCGCCGCTGTGACGGGGCACTTTCGGCCCCCGCCCGGCGCAAGTGCCGGGAACTTGTTCACGACCCCGTCGAATGCTCCCAGTGCAGTCCGGACGCCGATGACCGATTCGGTGCCAGTGGGCGTAGTCCGGGTGGTACTGCGCACCTGCCGGACCGAGAGGACGACTCCGGCAGGCATAGTGGATGGCATCCCGAGGTTGAGGCGGGTCGCCACGGTCGCCAGGACCGCCGAATTGATCCGGCTCTGTAGGGTGCGCCGCACCTGGGGCTCGACAATATCGTCGATCAAGCCGCGGATGGCATTGAAGATGAAGGTCTCGAAGCCACGACCCGTGCCAGCGGTGAAGAACAGATTCGGGTTATCCACGCGGATCTCGAATGGTTCGGCAGTGTCAAGGATTCGCGAGTTGGGCATCAGGACTAGCGTCGCGGTGTACGTGAACGCGTCCCCCTGCGGCAGTCTGGTATCCGTCCCAGTCGCGGCGAGTGCAATGTCCGCGCCCATGACGGTCAGGCTGAGCGTGCTGATGGTCGTTTTGCCAGAGACTAACGGGAGCGAGCTGATGGAGCCAGCCAGCTCGCTGTCGCCGATCAACTCTTCTGGAGCCAGGATCAGCTCCAGGGGTAGGCTCGGTGGGTCGGTTGAGAAGCCGCCGCTGCGGAAGAGCCAGCCAGCGTTGGCGGAAATGGCTGGGATTTCCTGAATCCACATCGCGATGAACCACGCCGGGCTGGGCGGCGGTTCAAGGTTTCCTGGGTATGAGAACGTCACGGGAGTCGCCTGGCTGAGAAACTCAAGTGCGGTGACGTCGAGCGTGTACCAGGTTTGCTGTTTCTCTCCAGGAGTCGACCCGCCAACTTCGTTCCAGACGTAGCCAGCATTCAGCCGTACCTTCGCTAACCCGCTGGAGAGATCCAGTGCTGAGATCGTTGTGGTGAATGGCATGGAAACCCCTGACTCCGCACGCCTAGGCCGACCGCGGCCAGTATGTCGACGGAAGTCCCTGTTCGGTAGCGCCGTAGAGTGAATTACGGCGATGAGTGGACGGGGGGTAAGCACCTCGCCATAGGAACGGTCATAGCGACTGGCTAGTCGAGAATGCCCAGCTCGGTGTCTGGCCGGCAGTGCGGGCAGGCTGGCACCTGCTGGCGCAGCGCGTCGATCGCCTGGTCGCGGCTGGCTCCGCGGCAGCGGCCGCTCTTCTTCGCCATCCAGCAGTCGCCGGTGTGGACCGAGTCGACGTTTGTCTTGTTCAGCCCGTACTGGATCAGCCACTCGGGCTGAGGTGGCCGGGCCTGCTCACCATGCTCCCGCTCTCGCTCGCGGCGCTCGGCATCGGCGATCTGTTGCCGCACGCGGTTCAGTGTGAGGGCGAGCCAGGTCTCCAGCGTGCGGAGGCGGGGCAGGTCGGGCGGCAGATCGTTCACGTTCTCAGCTTGCACCCAAATTCGAACAAGAGATCTAATCGGGGCATGCGCCGCGTAGACCACCTCACCGACATCCAGGAGCGCATCCTCCGCTGCATCCGCGAGCACATCGCCGAGCATGGCGAGTCACCCACCTATGCCCAGATCGGCGCCGCCGTCGGCATGCGCAGCCGCGCCTCCGTCCACTACCAGCTGGGCGAGCTGGCGACGAAGGGCGCGATCGTCCGCGAGCCGGGCAGACGCCGCGGGATTCGGCTCGCATGACCAGCCCTGGCCGCTACCACCTGTTGCTCGCCGCGGGCGGCCAACCGGTACAGCACGGGTGGTGGGGCAGTGAGACGGTGGCGCGCGCGAAGCTGACCCGCTGGGTCGGCGAGTACGGCAGTCTGCCCGACGCCCACATCACCCTCACCGATGAGGAAACGGGCGGCGTGTTGACGACCTGGCCGGAGGCGCTGTAGTCCCCTGTCATGCTCGCCGCCCGTGCCCGAACCCTGAGCGCACCCCCAGCCAGCAGCGGCGGGGCCCTGGTGGCAGGAGCAGGTCAGCCAAGCGGCACTGTGGCGAAGGGCTCCCACTCGTACATCTGCTTGTCGCGGTGAATCACGATGAGTTCCGCGCTGGAGATCCGGGCGTGTGCCGGGACGAGGTCCAGGCCGTCGAGTGCCTGGCTGATCGGAGTGGTGGGGCCGTCGCTCGCGCTGTAGGCGACGGACACGTGCGGGGTGAAGCCGTCGGCGTTCTCAGGTACCTCGTCGAGGACGTCACCGATGGCGCTGCGGATCGCACCGCGGACAGCGTGCACGGGTCCGTCAGGGTGAACGTGCAAAAGGATGGCCTCCGGATCCGCCACGTGCGGGCCGATCTGGACGTCGAAGGCCGGCACGGCGGCGAGCCGTAGCTTGGCCGCGTCCACGATGGCGTGGACGGTCTGCTCCTGGACCTCACCCACGAAGCCGATGCCCTGCATGGTGAGATGCAGCCACTGATCCGGGATGGGGGTCAGGATGTCACCGAGGGGCTCGAGCGCATCCCGGTACTGGGCGGCGAGCCGGTGTACGTCGCTCTGGCCCTCGAAGGTCAGGTGCCAGGTGTAGAAGCGGCGTCCCACGCTCCAACCGGGCCGCCACCACCAGTGGTTGCGCATGCTGTCAGACCAAGTGTTCATAGCGTGCGATCAAATCAGGCGGAGCCCGTGCCTGGCGAGAGCGCGAGGTGGCGCGGAGCTGAGTCCACACAGAACTCTTCGATGGCCATGCGTAGGCCGATTGCTGCGGTGCCGGTGGCGTGGGTCTGGCCGATATCCGAGGAGAGTTCATCGAGTCGGCTGGTGACCGGGGCCAAGCGGTGATCTGGGGGAAGCGCGAGGACTGACGCCAGGGCTTCCAGGGCACCCTCTGCCTCGCCCGTGGCCAGGTGGGCGGCGGCCTGGCTGATGTGAATCTGGGCTTCGGTGCCATACGCTCTGACCCGCTGCACCGAGAGCAGCGACATAGCGTTGTTCGCGGCGCGCAGGGCGTCGGCCGGGCGGCCCACACGCAGTTGTACGGCCGCCGCGTAGTTCTCCTGCCGGGCGGGCTGGCAGGAGAAGATACCGCCCACTTCGTCATAGCCCGTCTCGGCGCTCCGGGCGTCTTCCGCGCGGGCGAGAGCCGACAGGGCCTCGCTGCTGGCGCCGAGCTGCGACCAGGCGTCGGCTTCCTGGCAGGCCAGCAGCACAGCGACCGAACCAGTGGTGCGGTAGGTGGCGCCGCGCCGGGCGAAGCCGATGGCCTCCCTCAACCTGCCGTCCCAGAACGCCACCTTGGAGCGAGTCGAGAGCACCCAGGCACGCAGGTCGTTATGGCCGGCCAGCTCGGCGCACAGCCACGCCGTGCGGCCCTGTGTGTCTGCGTCGCGCAGCTGGCCGAGGTCGGAGGACATCCACGCCAGAAGCCCGCACAGGTACCCGGCGGCGACGTAGAGGTCGGCGGACTGGCGCGGGAACTGGTGGCCTTCGAGCAGAGCGAACACGCGGTCGCGGAGACTCCTGGTGCGTTGGAAGAGGGCAACCGGGTCCGACGTGAGGTAGTCGGATGCCAGAGCGCCGGTCTCTGCCATCAGCTGCTCCAGTGCGATGTTGCCGACGTTGGACGCTTCCGCCCATTGCGCCCAGATGGCGGACTCATCGGCTGCAAGATGCACGAGATCGGATCCTGTCGGTTCCAGCAGCGGGGACGCCGGAGGCGGAGGGCCGACGGGCGTGGCCGGGGCGCTGGCTGCAGTTTGGTCGCTGAGGACGCGAAGGTCTGCATTCGGCAGAGCCCGGCGGTCTTCCAGGTCCAGGAGGCTGGAGACGGGGCAGTCGAAGGCGTGGGCCATGGCGAAGAAAACGGCCACGCTCGGGCGCCGTGACGACAGGGCCGGCCACTTCTCCCACTTACCGACGAGCGAGGCGTCTGCGGCGACGGTGTCGCCTCGGCTGCTTGCCTGGCTGATGCGGTCGGCTGCTTCCTGGAGCGTCCAGCCGTGTGCGTGTCGCCAGGCCTCACGCGGCCGCATCCGGTAGCGCGTACGCATCTCGATGGCGATGTCGGCGACGGTGCAGCCAGCGGCGGCCATGTCGTGTCGGAGGGTGTCCCGGTCGGCCTTGGAACCGGGCTTCATGGGGGCGTTCATCGGCAAGCTCCCTGCACGGCGTTGTGAACTCAAGGTAGCTGTCTCGTCGCTTTCCTGAGGGATCGTCAACCAGGAATGGCGGTCCTCGCTGCCCAACAGACTGTCCAGAACGGCAAGTCGTCGCTGATCAGGACAGCGTTTAGTGTCCAGAAAAGTTGGACTCCGGCGCTCGTGACGCCAACTCGTGTCCTTGGAAACGTAGAAGAGCACCGGAACCACCACCCTCCGGGGACACAAGACCCCCGCGATCGTGCGACCGATCCGGGGGCATGGCCAACGCTCAAAACAGCGAGGGAGCGTCAACGTGAGGAACGGTACAGGCCCCGCCCGGGACCACCGCTCACCCTTGACCTACATGACCATCCGCGTGTACCAGGTGGACCGCTACGGCACGGTCACCCAGGACCGCGGCGAAGTTCTCGTGCCGCCCGCACAGGAGCTGGAGGCCTCCACGGAGTACCCGCCGTGCCAGTGCCCCCGCCACCGGGCCGGACAGGCGGTGCACCAGTGAACGCCACAGTCGAGCACGGCAACGACACCGGCCTGGTGGACATCGCGACGATGCGTGAGACCGCGAACCTGCTGCTTGGGCCGGACGACGGACCGGGAGCACTTCCCCCGGCCCCCAAGGAGCTGGACACCCTCACCGCGATGCTGCGCGGCCACCTGGAACTGCTGATCCCCGAGGTGGAGAAGAAGGCCGGGCGGCTGCCGAAAGACAGCATCCCCCGGTACTGCGCGATCGGCTGCGTCGGTGAGGCGCGCCGCAAGCTCGCGGCTGGGCCCAGCCACCGATACGGCGGAGACGTGGGCCACGCCCGCCGCCTGGCGCGCGTCCTGCGAGCACTGTGCGACCACTACGAAAACGCAGCCAAGCCGTCGCCGTGAAGGCGATCGTCGGCCTGCTCCTGTACGTGGCGGCCGTGACCGGCCCGGTCCTCGCCTTGGTGCTGGCGAAGACTCCGCACTGACGCACCCCCATGGCGGCCGCTCCGGGTCAGGGCCGCACCCCGAAGACGCCCGTCCCGTCGGTGTTCCGCAAGATGCCGGCGGGACGGGTCCACCAAGAGGAACCACTTGATGGAAGCCACAGAAGGGGCATCCCTCCCAGTCCCGCCGCCGTTCATGTTCGGGTGCGTGCAGTGCACGAAGCTGCTGTGCAACCTGGCGGGACAGAACAAGGCCCCGGCTGGCTGTTTCAGTGAGCAGCTGCTCATCTCCGAGCACATCGTGGCTGCGCACCCCGATGACGTGCCCGAGCCGCACAGCCGCCGCTGCAACCTGTGTCCCATGTACGCCCGTCGCCCCGACGCGCCGGAGGAGTGGGCGCAGCACCGGACCCGCGGCTTGTTCCTGCCAGCGGCTATCGCCCGGCTGATGTAGGCCCGGCGCGACACACAAGCCCCCGCCATGACGCGGGATGCTCCATCCACCACCGAGCCAAGGAGAACAGAAGTGACCGTCGTTGACGTGCGGGAGGCCTTCCCGCTCGCGCCCGAGGGTGGGCGCATCCCGCACAGCACGGAGCCGCCGACGGGCCCCGAGTCCCGTCCGTGGATCCTTCGCTTCGCCCGCACCCCCGACGCCTCACAGGCGGTCGTTCTGCCGCTCGCCGTGTACGACGAGGAGTTGCAGATGTCCGTCGGCCTGTACGACGGCCCGCTGCCGTACATGCAGACGCACACCCCGACCGTCCCGGACGGAAGCACGACGAACCCGCCGCCGCTCGACGAGGGCACGAAGGACTGA